CTTATCCATCATGGTATACAGGTGTTGCGCTCCAGCCTTTGTAGAGCCGTTACCCAAGTGGGAGACTACATCCGCAGGAACCACAAACTCCCCATCCGCAAGAGCCGCACGTTGGGGTTTAGCCCCTTGGATTACCGCAGGGATTGAGTCCGACATCCCGTCTCCTGCACCGCTTAGGAGTTTACCACCCGCAGCGTATTCGTTGGGTAAGGCGGCAATCCCGCCTTGCGCCATGCCCTTGATGTCTTCCGTAGAACCCCCCGCAGCGGCGGTTGGGAAATAGTTATATTCCTTGCTGCCCAGTAACCGGCGTTCTTCCTCAGTTGGGAAGCTAGTCTTGGGGGTATACCGAGCGGTAAAGGGTTTGGTTACTACGGGGGCGGGAGCCGTGGTAGCAGGTTTTGGGGAAAACCGATCCGCTAAAGTTAAAGCCCCTGCTCCTAACCCAAACAGCCCCGCCTTGTTCATCTTCCCATAGAGTTCTTTAGTAGCATCCACCGGGGCGTCTCCGAACTTACCAAGACCCGCTTGGAGATTAGACAGGCTAGATGGGCCGGGGGCGTTATTAGCCGCGCCTTCCCGTGCGGCTTGAGCCGTAGCCTGAGATTCCCGTGTAAATTGGTCTAAAGTTTGTTTTTTAGCTACGTCTGCTACTTGTTCCGGGCTTTGCCCAAAAGTGCTTGCGCTTGGGTTCCCAAAGATGTCGGTTGGGTTTGCTGCTTGCCTAGCCCGTTCTTCGGCAAGAGATTTTTCGTAGGCGGTGTTTTCCATCCCACTAACTTTAGCTTGTGCTTCAGCAAAGGTTTTATCATATGCCGTTTGCCCTAGTTGGTTGGCTGCATCCGCACTAGCCTCCAACCCTTTAGTGTTAACCTCTGCGCCCATTCCCTTCAGACCCTCAGTGGCGTTTCCTATCCCATACATTATCAGGCCGCTAGCGACACCTTTTTTGAAGTCGTTGGTAGTTGCAGCAGTGGTAAGACCCCCTGCAATAGCCGCCCCCGGTGCCCCCATCCCCATCCCATAAGCAGCAGCCGAAACTACCGAGGGCAGAAGCCGTTCCAGAATTCCCGCTTCAACCAGACCTGTGCTGGGGTTAATGGTCAGGGAGCCACCGTGGGACATGGCGAGTTTCTGTAGACCCTGCACTTCACCGGGGGTCATATGAACAAGTTGGGTGTCGTTGTTACGACCGAGAGAAGCGATGCCTTGGGCTAGTTGTTGCATAGTATTCCTTATGTAGCTTCGCCGCCGCTGGCGGTTATGGTTAGACCTGTGGTCGTGCTTTTAACGCTGATGAACGTCCCGGCAACTAATACCTGTAACCCGCGCCACGACAGAGTGGTGTTTGCAGCAATGGTATACCCCGAATACAACGCGTTTGCTGTCCCCGCCGAACCGCCCGAGGCAACCAGAGAGATGAATACCGTTAACGCCCCCGCAGTTGTATTACAAACATCTATGCTTTTCAATAACGTGCGCGTTCCTAAAGGGCTGGTAGTAGTGGCTATCGGAGTAGTATATAGCGTAACAAAAGAGCCGGTAACTGCGGTTGCCGGTATAAGCACATTTGCTGTTATATTCTGAAAAGCCATCAGTCATCCCCCATCCATTGCAGGGTAGTTAACCCATTGACTGCTTGGATAATTTGGGCATTATTGCTGTCTAGCTGGTTAAAGTATATCCGCAGCGTGTTTAAAAGCTGGTCTTGATACCGTTGTTCGTATTCCAACGGCCCTACTGGGAGACTTGGAGCTACGGCGGGGAATATATTTTCCACTACCTTCTCCCATCAGGTCTGACATCAATTCTGGTAGCACCCAACTGCCACGCCACACCAAGGTCTGTAGACTCAATCTTAAACGCCATCTGCCGCCCACGTATGCGCGTGTAAACCTGCCCAGTGAAAAGCTGAACAACGTAGTTATGGTTTAGCGGGGAGGAGTAGTTGTTACCACTGATAACCGCAGGAGCATCGCCAACACCGTAGTTCGTGCCTGAGTTCTGACGCGGGCGCACAGACAGATTGACTTGTGGTGCAGCCACCGTAGAGCCGTCAAACGTAAGGTCAGGCAGCATCCGCGATACAAAACCAAAGTTATGCCCATCTCCGATATCAAAGTCGGAAGTCTGGACGTAAGCGTTAATAGCCGCAGGGGTTACGTTTGAGTAATCATCTGTGCCGTTCTCGTGGAACATGACTTGGTTCGGCGTTAGGAAAGTTACCGCTGAGTATTGAACGTGCGTTGCCGCAGTCGTAGCTGTTTCAGTAACCGGATTAACCGCCCCACGGGTACACCCCGTTAGCGTATTACCGTCAGCACTGTCGTGCCCCGTATAGCTTATATACTCAGAGTCAATAACCAACGTGCCTGAATTGGGATAGGAATACCCGTTAATCAAAGTCAATGATGTAGCGGTTACCGAAGTTATAGCTACTGCTAAGAACGAATTCTGCACACTCTGTGCGCCCATCGGAAACTGACGAAGCGGAGAATCCAGCCATGCCGTGCGATTCATGGTTCCGTAATACCAAATCTTTTCCATATGGTTGTAGATTACATAGCGATTATTCACAAGGCTATTGGCAGACGGATAGAACCACCATACTTCGCTGTATCTCTCATTAGTGCCAGAAACAATCTGATAGGCTTGGGATTGGTTAATGTCGTTAAAGACGTATTGCCAAACAGTGCAGTTAAGCGTATCAACACGACCCGTGTAAACATAGAACTTATCCACACCCATCCAGAACGTCTGGTTATTAACCGAAGCTATAGCGTTAGGCGATATGATGGAAGTGTTGTCCATCAGCAGGTTGAAGCCCCAGACATAGGGTGGCCCCAGATACTGCATGGTGAACAACGCAGCATCCGTCCAGATCAGTATCTCCTGCCTTGCAGTTCTTGAGGTGACAATCGTAGAACCACCGGCAAGCTTGTATTCACCGGATTGGTTAGTTGCAGCAGGAACCCATGTATATGCATCTTCTTGGTCAGACCAACGGACAATCATCGGGTCAAACGTCGTAGCGGGGTCGCCGGGAGTATAGGGGTTTGATCCAAAAGCTATGGCAAATCGCTGAACATCTGAGGCTATAACCGACAAAGTAGTTGTTGGGACATACGGGCCGTTTGTCGCATTAGCGGCAGTAGCCAAGCTTGTCAGCGTCACCCCCCGTGCGTATGTGGATGTATCTACATCCCAGTAGTAAATAGCACCACCACGCGGAGCAAAGATTAAGTCTTCACCAAAAGTATCCGAAGACCATAACCGAATTTGCGTCCCAATAGAGTTAGCACTAGCAGAAGCTGCGCCCCACGCATAGGCAGAAGTGCCTGAAGTCTCACTGGAGTATTGCCGAACAGTTACCCCAGACACATGGATAGTTGCCATGCTTTCGTCGGTAGCTCTAGTGCAGCTAGTAAACGTGTTGGTAGAAATACTGGCGTAAGTAATAATTTCAGAATCAATAACTATAGTTCCAGAACCTGAAAAACCAGACGCATCAGCTACAGTGATAGACGTTGCGATAGCCGTAATAGTTGAAGACAGGGTAGAGCTACCCGTCCCAAAGATAACAGCGTTATATGGGCCAGCACCCCAGCCGTTACCAGTGGAGTAAACAGCGTTACCAGCCGGTATTTGAAAGTTTGCAAAAACAGAAGCACCGCCAGTAAGTGCCACTGTAGACGTAGCAGCAGTCGAACTAATAATGGTAAATGTGTTGCCTGTTGGCGTTGAGATAATTTCAAACTCACCGTTGAGCGTCAAACCACCACCCGCTACTGCTCCTGAGAACGTGACCCAACTGCCGGGAGATACACCGTGCGCTGAGATAGTAACTAAAACAAGTTTGGAACCGGAAGTCGTGGCAAATGGGCCAGACCCACCAACAGTTACAGGAGACCCCGGAGCCAAAGGGGTAACGTCGTGATATAACCCGCCGTTTTCAACGTAGAATTTTTGGTTAGTGCCAACCGCGTTCAGGTTACTGTAGTTAAGCGTAACCCAGTTGGTCATGTTCCTAGTTACACCGTTGTAGGTATTAACCACCCCACCAGTTGATGTAGCCAAGTTAGTCCAGCCGCCAATCTTCTCAGGCTGACCGGAACGGAACCTGATCTTTTCAGATTCAAACCAACCGCCTTCATTGGCGTAGGTAGTGCTTTCCCGGTTGATGCCCGGTCTTAATACAAGTTTTTGTAGTGGCATTATGGTATGAAAAACCTATGTCCAGAACGCGGTGGAACACACTGGATATGGCACCAAGTCGGCGTAGCCACATCATCCTCTAGCCAAAGACCTATGCCCTCTAGTATCTGAACATTATTGCGACAGAACTTATCCAACTCTCCGTCGTTGTCTTCAATGTCTACTGCGTGACCCGTCATGTGTTTTGAATGCGGAGCGCCACCAGCATGGTTGTTTACCGCCGAAGGACGCCAACCTGACCGTAGCCCCCGGTCTACCCCAAAAGCAGCGATTAGCTGGTTAGCCTTCTCACAGATAATAGCAGCATTCGTCTTGATATCTTCGGTCAACTCCATCTCATGACCTTTCAGATGCTGGCCTAGATACTGGGCTACGGTAATCATTTTGTAGGGAAGTTACCGCCAACAGGGTTTAAAACCCCAACGGCAGCGGCAGTGAAAGAAGTCGCCCCAACAGGCACATGGTCACCCGTCCAAGGACTTTCATTGATCGGGCCATAACAAGAAGCCAGCCTGACATCGTTGACCTTCTTGGCTATCAGGTCACAAGGGAAAGACCACATATTGCTCATCCCAGAGGTATCCGTAGTGGTGAACTGCCGAACCACCATAGGTTGAACATCCCAAGAGGGAGCTTGTGGATAGCTGGTCAGCGTTGAAAACAGGCTCCAGACCTTTCCTTTAGGTGCTTTGCACTTGCCACCCATCAGGTTCAAATCAGCTATGGCGGGGCCAACCAACACAGGGCATACCGCCACACCCTCTTGGAAAGTTTTGCCGTTGACCACGATAGTCTTACCGGTAGGTGTAGCACCAGAAGCCGCACACAGAGCATAGCGCCCCTTGCAGATAGCCAAGTCAACAGCGTTAGCAGAACCTACCAGCAGCACAAACAGGATAAAAACTTTCATCTGTGTCCTTCCACGTTTTTAACTTTTTCCACCGTTCTGGCGGCGGCTAGACCCAACATGCCCAGCAAGACTTGCATCGTTATCGTCGTGTCTATTACCGGGAAAGCCCCGGTGTAGTGGAACCAAACTTGTGCAGCAAACCGCGCTAACGGCTCAATGATGGATACGTAAGCAAGACCGCAACCACAAGTCCAGCCAATAAATGGCCTCCACCCAGCCACGAACCAGTTAGCACTCTTAGCTTCTTCTAGATTGACCTGCACTTGCAACTTTGCCAAATCAGTTTCAGCAGCAAGCTGTGCAAGGTCGCCGTTCTGCTGCATCTTCAGCAGTTCAAGTTGTGCGGCAGCCTTCTTCTCCGGGTCAGGAAAGAAACGCTCAATCAAAGACTGAGCAGCAGAGAACAGACCTGATATGACCAGCGGGTTCATTTGTCTACCTTGGCCTCTAGCTTCTCAAATATCTTTGCCAACATTGCTTTGATGTCCCGGATATCTTCGCGGTAGTCACTACGCAAAACATATTCTTTTGGCAAGTCTTCGCGTAGTTTTGCTAAGTCGGCCTTTAGTTCTTTAACCGCAGCCCAAAGCTCACGAGCAAACCAGCCAAGAACGGTGAAACCACCACCCAGAAGCGCGTTTATTAGATGTTGGTTTTCCATCACTTATCCGTTATGAAAATGTAATTGAACCTGAACCGGTAAAGTCGTAATAACGAAATCCGCCAGTTACAGTAACAGTTGGGCTTCCAGTGGTAGCTATTGCCGCAGCAAGAGTGTCTGCGTATCGTATGCAAACCCGACCTGAACCGCCTGACGCAGCCGTTGAAACATACGCCTGACCAGAGCCACCACCACCCCCGCCAGTGTTTGCTGTTCCGTTAGTACCTATAAGTCCGTTTAAACCGCCAGCACCACCACCTCCAGTACCTGCGGCTGCAACAGTTCCACCAGAAGCTGCGCCTCCCGACCCACCGCCAGCATAAGTAACTGAGACACCTGCGGCGTAAAGAGATGCGGTACCATTTCCTCCAGCACCTGATATTGTGCTGGAAACTGAAGCTGCGCCCGCCGAAGTTGCGCCACCACCACCACCGCCCGCGTCTGACGAAGCCCCGTTACCATTGCCACCAGCATTACCTTGTCCAGCAGTACCAGCCCCACCAGTAGCGCCGTTTGGATTGCCACCACCGCCAGAACCACCAACACCACCAGTCGTCTCAGTTATGGCACTCCCCCCGCCACCACCGCCAATAGAAGTAATGGAAGAAAATGCAGAATTACCACCTACTGACCCACGCACTGAATTTGAAGTCGCCCCCGATCCTCCGGCACCAACAGTCACCGTTATTGCACCAGAGCTAATTGCAAATGCCGTAGCTGTGCGAAAACCTCCCGCACCACCACCACCGCCTCTGGAGTTACCACCACCGCCGCCACCAGCAATGACTAAGTAATCCACTGCCGTTGGGGGGAAGAAAACGGCACCACCCACCAGCATATGCATGATACCGCTCACTAGCTTACCCCAGCACCAGAAACAAACCACGTATCGGTAGCCACCTTAAGGCACGTTGCCACACCTTTGGTAGCCACAGTCCGGTTACCAGTATTAGATGTTCCGGCTTGATACACCGTTAAAGATGTGGTGACGATAGTGATTGAGGTTGTGCCGTTGTTTACGATAGTAAATGCAGTCCCAATTGGGAAGGCTACCGAAGCATTGGTTGGGATGGTAACACTCTGTGCGCCTGAGTTAGTGCTGTAGATGTGCTTACCGCTGTCGATCAGGACAAGCGTGTAGTTGCTGGATTGTGCATTCTGCGGGATAGCCAGATAGCCGATAGCAAAGGCCGTAGTGCCATCAGATATGGTTGAGCCACTAGCTGCTACAACAGTGCCAGTAAAAGTTGTTAGCGCGGTAGAAGCCCAGTTAGTCCCGTTAGAGGTAAGCAAATTACCAGAGGTGCTAGGGGCAATTGGAGTAAACCCAGTGCCAGCACTATTACCTGCATAGACTGCGTAAGCAGTAGTAGATGTAGACCCCGTGCCACCGGAAGCAACCGGCAGGGCAGCGCCAAGAGTCAGCGAAGCGAAATAGTTCTGGGCAGTAAGAACGTCTGTGCCGTTACATACAAGAATCATCTTTGCGCCAGCAGGGACGGACACACCCGTGGTTACTTTGACGGTTATGGCGGATGAAGTGTTGTTGAAGACGAAATACAGTTTCTCATTGGTGGGCACAACCAAGTTACCGCCACCCGTTCCATTCAACTGTAGGGTCATATTCCTAGCTACACCAGACGCCCCGTTAGGGATAGTGATGGTGTCCGTCCCACCCGTGCAGGAGTAGATTTCATACCCGGAGATTGCCTGATCTATCAGGGTTCCCAGATTGGTATTGGTCGTGGTTCCCCACGTTCCAGTCTGTTCGCCAGAACCAATCAGTTCGATGCCAAGGTTGCTGTATGTTGAGGCCATGTTTAAACGCTCTCAATCCAATTTAAGGTTGCTTCGTCCCACACATACCGTTTCCCATCCGTAGGCATAGGAACAGGCGCTTCCCACTGGCAGGTTTGCTCATTCAGAACCCAAGACGGAAACGGTTGCGAAGCGATAAACGCATCACGCATCGCGTCAAAGGTGTAGCCAATCCCGGCGTAGTTCTTACGCATCTTGCCGTTGTAGCTGGTTTGCTTCCACTCGCCACCAAGTATCCGTTCACAGAACGCAGTGCCGATATGCTCTAGTTCAACACCTTCAGCATTAGCTGTGTCAGCGTTACCAACGACAATAACCTGAGTAACTACGCCGTTTTCTACTTTAGCAAAATGTGCCATTTACTTCTCCTGTCCTGTGTATTCTTTAATCTGTGCCGGTGACCAGACGGTAGGAATGGAATCCTCAAACACTTTTATCTTGTCCATCGTAGCCTGTATCTCATCCCAAGTTGGTTTCTCCCGGTAGTCTTCCCACTTGGTAATTACGTTGTTGCTAATCTCCCACCGCGCATTAGGCCGCAGCAGTTGCATGGCGGTATCAACGCCGTATAGTTGATAAATTTTTACCATGCAATTACCACTATGCCTGAACCGCCAGCGCCGCCGTTATTTGGCCCATCGCCACCGCCGCCGCCTCCTCCTCCCCCTGTACTAGCAGTGCCTGAAGTGCCTGTAGCATTCTGTTGCCCTGCTCCACCGCCTCCCGCTCCACCAGCACCGGGAGAGACACCACCGGCTGTGTAACACCCTGCGCCACCACCGCCAGCGTAAGTAACTGAGGAACCGCTGATGCTGCTAGAACTACCAGCACCGCCAGCCCCCGCCTGACTGCCACTCCCTGTTGCACCAACAGCACTAGCCCCACCGCCGCCACCGGGGGCTTCTGGGGATGCTTGTGAAACACCACCGTTATTGCCCTGACTTGGGCTTGTGGACGGAGTATTGCCAGTCCCAAAAAGCGCAGTGTTATTTGGATGCCCACCGCCGCCTGATCCACCATTACCGGGAGTTGTTACTGTGTTTGTTGCGCCACCCCCGCCACCTGTTGACGTGATTGAGAAGAACACGGAATCAGAACCATTAACGCCTCTAGCGCCCGAAATGCCAGCACCACCTCCTGCGCCAACGGTAACGGTATAAGAGGTTCCCGGTGTTACAGCCAATCCTGTTGCTGTTCTGTACCCGCCAGCCCCGCCGCCGCCACCTCTTGAATACCCGCCACCAGCGCCACCCGCTACAACAAGGTAGCTAACACTTGTCACGCCAGTCGGGGCAGTCCAGATACCGGACTGATTGAATACGGCAATTTTGCTAGGCGCGGTGAAGGACAGGATTACGATGCCAGAGCCGCCCGTTCCACCAGTAGTTGTTTGTGAACCACCGCCGCCACCGCCCGTATTGGCAGTCCCGTTTGAACCTGACGTTGTGCCACCGTTACCGCCACCACCTGTCCCGCCGTTGCCGGGTGTCGTGCTAAACGAGTTTGCGCCAGCGCCACCACCGCCAGCATACGTAACAGACGATCCGCTAATACTAGATGCAGTTCCAACGCCGCCAGCGCCGTTTACATTATTAGCGCCATTGCCGCCAACAGCGCCAGCACCGCCCCCGCCACCACCGGCATAGTTAGCTGACCCGTACGATGAACCGCCGTTGTTGCCCTGCCCTGCCGTTCCAGCACCGCCAGTATAATTAATGCCGTTAACATTAAGACCTTTGCCGCCACCCGATCCACCAGTGGTAGCCATATTTGCGTTGAAGTTTGCCGCGCCACCACCGCCGCCATCGCCTTTTACGGATGTGATAGTAGAGAATACAGAATCATTGCCCTGCGATGCATCAGCGCCAGCCGCACCGCCAGCACCACCAGCACCAATAGTTACTGTATATGATACTGCTGGAGTTACCGCTAAACTCGTTGCCGTTCTGAATCCACCAGCACCCCCGCCACCACCGCTAGAACCACCGCCGCCGCCACCACCTCCCGCAACAACAAGATAATCAACCTTTGTAACCCCGGTAGGCGCAACCCACGTTCCAGACGCAGTGAACTGCTGGATGACTAGAAAACCACTAGCGCCTCTAGTAAGAAAGAAATTAGGGGCAGCAAACACTACGCAAACGCCTGTGCGTAGTTGCCATACCAGCTTGTACCGTTAGCCACAAAGCTAATTACGTCTACTGCTGAAGCCGTAGCAGTTATCGTTGGGGCAGTGCCGCCCGGAAATTTAACCGATGTGAACGTAGCCGTAGTCATGCCTGTAGCAGCTTGCGTCAGTATAAGGATAAAACTCTTGCCAGCAGTAGCAGTCGGCATTGTAAACGTGCAAGGCGTTGATGCGGTTAGCGTAGCCGTAAGAACCGTTCCATTGGTCAAAGCAAGGGTAGATGACGCGCCAACCGTCCCAACTGCTTGCAGGGTTTCAACATAATTGGTTACGGTTGGATTCGTCAGCGTCTTTGCTGTTAGGGTCTGCGTTGACCCAAGATTGACCAAGGTATCTGTAGCACCGGGCAGGGTGTATGAGAAAGCACCAGTCACTACAAAAGTGCTGGCAAAGTTACCCGACATGGTGATAGTGCTGGCTACGTTATTGGCAACGCCTGTCCCGCCATTGTTTGCCGGTAAGGTTCCGGTAACGCCGGTAGAAAGCGGAAGACTTGTCGCGCTGGTTAGAACAAGAGCCGTAGGCGTACCAAGTGCTGGCGTCACAAGAGTTGGTGAAGTGGCAAATACGTTAGCCCCGGTTCCGGTTTCATCCGTGAGCGCAGCAGCTAGGTTGGCACTTGACGGGGTAGCAAGAAATGTAGCTACGCCGGTTCCAAGACCAGAAACACCCGTAGAGATTGGTAGGCCGGTTGCGCTAGTAAGAACAATAGCGGTAGGGGTGCCAAGTGCTGGCGTTACAAGTGTAGGCGACGTTGCAAATACAGCAGACCCAGTGCCTGTTTCATCTGTAAGCGCAGCAGCTAGGTTAGAGCTTGATGGTGTAGCAAGAAAGGTAGCTACGTTGCTCCCAAGCCCGGATACACCCGTTGAAATTGGTAAACCTGTTACGTTGGTAGCTACAAAGGCCGCAGGGGTTCCCAGTCCAATTGCGTTACCGGACGCATCAAGATAAACGCCCTTACTAGACGGGTAGGTAACAAATACGTCTTTGGTCCCTGCGCTGAAAGTTAGCGCCGTGGGTTGGCTTGCAGAGCTAGTGGCAAGAATTGTCGTACGCGCAAGCGTGGTGCCAGATGTGCTGTATGTCCCAATCCCAACTTCCCATTCGGAAGTTCCTTGCCCAGCGATACAGTAGTAGGTTGTATTACTGTTACCAATAACAGCAAATGACTGAAACCCGGTAGCCGCACCAAGTAAGGTTGCAGTCCCCGTAGTAACAGTAGTAGTTTCTTTTACCCGATCCGCAGTAACGAGGGCCATAGCATTTCCTTAACTTGTATTTATATTTGTCCAACTAGAGGTCTGGGATGTATCCACCAGACCCCAAAACAAAAGTGGTCTTACCGTTCCTACAGAACCTGTTGCCGACACTCCGGTAATATTTACAGTCTGAGTAACCGCTTCCTGTCCAAGTGTGCCTGTTGCCAGTACGCCAGTTATTGTTACCGCAACGATTACAACAGTAGTGACAGAACCTATAGCACCACTTGCGGTTACGCCAGTTAAAGCAACACTTTTGTCTGTGCTAGGTAAAGCACTAAACGGTGTCTCTGCAAATGCGGAGCTACCAAACATAAGTTACGTCGTGGAAAAACGAATCAAGGCAGCGGCTGTGGTATTTGACGGCATCAGTATCGTAAACGTGCCAGCAACAACTGTCTGAGCGGTAAAGGTATGCACAGAAATAGCCTTGTTGCTTTGAGTTGAGTTATACAAAAAAACCGTGTCAAAAGACGTAGAGAGCGTTACCGTTGTATACGCAATACTTGCCGAAGGCGTCCAGTAAGCCACGCCCGCAGTTATAGAACTGTTGGTTGACGCAGGAGTGTTTCCGTTAGTTACCGTCACCCCGCCAGCAGTATAACCAGTCCCAGACACTTCTCCGGTAGCAGAATACACAGTGGTAGAAGCGTTTAAAGTAGCCGAAGCTAAATACAGCGCCGCCTTTACCGTATCAGTAGTCGGAGAAGTTAGGCTTGTGCGGGAAGTAATTGTTGATGTGCCAAGCTGGTGCTGCCCAAGCATTAACTCAGACATGAAGCTGGTGCAAAGTGATTGAGTATTTGCCATAATATTTCCTTAGCCTAAAGGCGCTACTTCTACAAATGGGGAAAAAGACTTTTTAAGTGTTACATGAGCGGAACGATGCACCAACTCACCCGCATCCCGGTATTCAACCCAAGTAGTCAGTTCGTTATCATTATCAATGGTGCCTTCCCGCTTCTCCAGCAGGGATTCTTCCATATCGCCTTTGGTTGTCGTAATAAGCATCACGCAATCCTTATGATGGCTGACGTATTATCTGGCGAAGGAAACTGCACGGTGAACGTCGTGGTAGATGTCTTATCTGAACCGAAGTCCAGAACGCAGACTGTCCCACCACTGACTTTGTAGATCAGCGCACCACGGGCGGTAATAGCGCCTGACCATGAAACATTGTCAAACGACCAATAAGATACGTTGCTTGTAACAACAGGGACTGTGCTAACTACCAAAGTCTCTCCAGTCGCCGTATAGCCTGTATCTGTAACCTCACCCGTGGCGGTATAGACCGCAGTTGATGCATTCAGCGTAGCTGCATTGGTATACAGGGCAATCTTGAATACGTCTGTAGTGCCGGTAGCAAAGTTATATGACCCGCTAGGCATCCCCAAGAGGAAAGCGTCAGTTGTGTAGTTGCCCGTAAATGCCATTATTTCACCGGAACCCTAGCTTGCCCGCTACGGTAAGCATCTTGACGCTCAAGGCCGTCGCCCAACCGTTTAGCCAGCATGAGGGCTTCTTGATACTTGCCGTTGTAGTTGGCAAGGATATCTGCTTCAGCCTTTTGGAACGTGCAAGCTTCAACCATTGCACCGTAGAGCAGGACTGAATCAATGTTATCTCCTAACCAAGTCTGACCACCAGATACCGTTGTGATGCTCTCAGGATAGTAGTAGTAGTGAAGCTCTATATAGTACGCAGCATCAGGCATTGGCCCCAGAATAAACGACAACTCCGTAGTCGGGGTGTAAGGAGAAGTGCTGCTTGTGGTAGGGCCGAACAGGGCGTAATACGCTGGAACACCAGTATCATTTGGCGAAGGATAGGACTCGCGTATGAAGTTAGCGTCTTTATTCAACAGGAAAGAATACGTGCCGGTATTAAGGTTTGTCCCAGTAACGCCCGTAACGACTGCCATTGAAAATGGAGCCAGAAAGTCAGTAGGGCAGGACAGATAATTGTTGTTTGCAGTTGTAGCGCCAACCACATTCTTACGCAACGAAGGAAACTGAACAGAGTTGTATATACGCTGTTCAGCTTGGGTGATGAACGTATTGATCTGCTGTACGCTGGTAAGGGTAGTCGCGGTTACTCCGTCGCTACCGTAGAAAATGGTATCGGGGAAGTCGGACTCAAGGTAACCCTTGATCGTTAGAAACAGCGTAGAGTAGTTCATAGCTTAGGCCATTGGGCCACGAGCCATCTTGCCTTTGGTCTGCGCCTTACCGCCGCGCACCTGAATACCAGAGGTCTTGATCTCATTGTTCATCGAAGTGCTGACATTGCCAACACTCATGCGCCGGTTGCTAAGTTCGCTCATATCCTTACCAGAACCGGGGTTATTGCTAACCGTTACAGATTTACCGGTCATCGTGTGCGGCTTGGCATAGGCAGATGCGGGGAGATTGTCAGCCATTATTTGCCCCTTTGATTGTTTGCGCGAGCCATATTACGACCAACTGCCTTCATTGAAGCCGAAGTAACGCCGCCCTTTTTCATGCCGTGCATCGACTTCTCATGGCCCTTTACGCCCTTTTTCACTTCGACATCGGCAATTTGCTTAACTTGTTTCTTATCCATTTGAATCTCCTAAGTAACCGCTATTGTAACCGTGCCAATACTAACCGTTAGGGCTAAGTTATTGGGGGTCAAAGCTGCGTCAAACTGCCTAGAACCGCCCACCGGATTCCAGCCCCATTGGATGATTCTACTACCCCCACTAGGGTATCCGTCATCGCCCACCCCTGAAGTCACGTAGCTGGTGTCTGGGCGTGGATTCCTAATCGCCTGTGGATCGTTAACCGGATACATCCCTAGTTGCAACTGAGGCTGGTCTGGCTCCCAGCAACTGGGACAAACGATAATATTGGTTATCTTGGTCTTTATCGTTAAAGGCTTTAATTCTGTCAGTTTATACCGGAAGCCGCAGCGGTCACATTCCGCTATAGCGTTCTTGCCAGATGCAAACTTATTGCCCATGACCTAGCCTATAAACATCTGACGGGG